GTTAGTTATCCCTAACCAACCATAGGTTGTTAATTGAAATCGTTTTCAACAACGCTTCGTTGTAGGTTAGTGTATGCTAACTATACGGGGAGTATATGGGGCGTATACGCAGAGTAATTAAACGAGTAGTAACAAAGAAACAATGAAGTAATTACATGAGTAATTATAGGGGAATATTTAGCGTATTATCGTCAAATAATGGGGCATACATGAAGCAATTATGGGGGCAATAATGAAGCAATTAGGGGAGTAATTATAAGACAAATTAAAAGACGTGTAATAAGTAGAGTAATTACTACCTATTACACGCCTGTTATTTAACTAATTATTTGCAGTTATTCCACCTTGCTTTTTTATTTCTTGTATCAATATGCACAAATGTATTGTATAAACCTATTCCATAACAGTTAGGATATTTGTTGTCAAGAAATGTATATATTTCTTTTGGTGTAATGCCGTCTATATGTATATCGCTTGCTATACCCATGCAGTGCCGACTATTAGCTACACCACCAACTTTTTTATTATATGCAACTGTCCTATAACCGCTATTTATAATAACAGGTTTATTAAAATGGTCGCGGATAATTTCTAATACACCTATTAGCTCAACGCCTATAAATGTGATTTTAGTTGCGTCTTTGCACGCAAATTCTTTACTATTAAAGTGCTGTGTTATTTGCTTATCGCCATTAGTTCTATCAATGATATATAACGTATGTTTACACATCTAAAAATACCCCCTGTTGCAACATATTTCTAATAGCTATTACCTCATCGTAAAGCATATTTGCGCTTGTGACTAAATCAACATTTGCGAACATATTAAAGCCTTTAAAGTTTTTAATATAATCTGTTTTTTCTGCGCCGCTTGTGCCGAAAATTCCAATATCTTCAAGCGGTTTATGGGAAGTAATATAAATATATGGCGTTCTGCTACATTTAATCATAGCATTAGTAAAGTATTCTTGTACTACTTTTTCATTATATTCAATAGTATAGGGAATTTCTTCTTTAATTTCTCCCGTGAATGTTGCAAAAATTCCTGTTTCGTTTTCGACTGTTACATAGCAAGAGCCGTCTAAAATATTGCAGATATATTTTAATGTTATATCATGCCCCATAACAGACAAGATAGGCAAATCAAATACACCAATAAAGGGCAAATAAATGTGTGCTGTTGTATCTTCATAGTCGATATTATTGCCGTTAATTTCTGTGATTTTTACAGTACCACAATTTAGTGTTTGTATAGCATCATCAATCAAAGCCGCGTCTGTTTGGGTATCATAATAAGCAAGCCGTATAGTATCGGTTTTAGAGCTTGAAACAGGTATATAGGTTTTATAAAGCTTTAATATAAACTGTCCATAGTCGTGGTTTGTTTCCGTTGTAGTTGTAGAATAATCGCCGCTTGCTACACTTCCTGTTGTGGTAGTTGTAAATTCACTAAATCTAACTCCCGACAATTCATAAAGCTGGTCATTAGTAGGATTATAAGCATGTATAAATGTGTATTCTGCTTCAATATTGCTTTCACCTACTGCGCTTGCGTCAACTGTCAATGTAGAAACTTTACTATATAAATCTATTGCTAAAAAGCTTGCGTCTGCGTCAAATTCAATCGCCGCTTGACTATCTGTATAGCTAAAGTCAAAAGTTGCAACTTCACTTGTTCTTGTGCTAACCGTTATTGTGGGTGTATATTCTTGCATGAATTTAAATCCCTCATTTGCGGTTAGTGTAATTGTATAAGTTTTATTTTGCGGATAATAGCCCTCTTTAAAATCAGTAGTGCAATTCTTTAATTGGCTATAAACAACATGTATTCCCGCATAGCTGTACATATAAACATTCACTTTATTTTCGGGAACGGTAAAGCTAATAGAAACATTTTTCAAATTTTCGTCAACTATGATAGTAGGATTTAAAGTAGATTGTATATCAGTTCCAGAGCCGTCAAAAAAGCGCACATTACCATAAAACCAGCCGTCAACAAAGCTATAAATCATGCTAACAGTTGAGCCTATTGTATAGTCACCATTTACAAAGTTATTTGTTACATTATCATCACCGTTATTAGCATTTATAGCAATTTTAGTATATATCGCTGTTGCGCTAATAGTTGCGTTTGCGCTTACCAAAAATTCATAAGTTGCGGTTAATTTATCATCACTAACAGTAAAGTTATAAGTAGTTCCGCTATATTTAATTGTAGGTGCAGTATTAAAAATATAATCCGCGCTTGTTGAAGTTAAAGTTATAGTATATGTTTCCCCCGCTATTAGTTCGGTATCCTCATCAATATTACAAGTGCAGTTGCTTAGTCCCTCAATTAAACGATATTTTGCTTTTACTGTTTTAGCAGTTATAACTATATCTGCTGTTGGCGTTACTGTCAATGTTGCGCTTGTACCGTCACTTGCAATAGTTAAATTGCCGCTTGTATCGCCCATTGTATAAGTATATGTTGCCGCGCTATTAAAAGTATAGTATTCAATAGGTGTAATAGTGATTGTATATTCCTCTAAACCGCTAACTGTTGTTCCTGTATAATCACTTGTGCAGTTTTCCAAATTCTGTGTGATGTTATAAATAGGCAATTCAATAGCGCTTGCATTTATTGTAACATTATCAGTAACAGTTATATCACCTTTAGCAATAGTGTTATTTTCATATCTGCCTAAATTCCCTTTTGTATCGCCCATAGTATAACCAATAACGGCATCAAAATAATAGCCGTCATTTGCTGTAATAATGGGAGAAATAACTTCATTTGCTTTTATATCCGTTCTATCCGTTAAATTGCTTGTACAATTTTCAAGATTTTGCGTTAAACTAAAAGTTTGTTCTTGTTCTTCAATATATACGTTTATATATGCGCTATATGTGGTAGTACCAGAAGAATAAGCTAACTTCCAACTTCCGCTATTTTTAGCTTTAACGGTTAGCTTTCTGTCCGTTATTGTACACGATTCACTACTAACAAAGCTACCTGTTGAATCTTCTACTGAACTTATTTTATAATTTAAAGGAACAGTTAAAGTAAATGTAGCCCATAAAGAAGCGCTTGTTCCGTCTAATTGTACAAAAGAAAGACTTCCCGTATTTGCATACACTGTATAATCTGAATCACTACAAGTATATGTATAATCTTTATCAGGAAAAGTTACATTTTTAAAAGTAAATCCAAAACGATAATTAGTTGCCATATTATTTACCCCCTAACAGTAATTAAAATATTGTTTTTAGTCTCGGAAAAAGGATTATCAAAATTAACTGCCTTTATATAACCTCTTGTGTCAATAGGAATCGCGTTAGTTGCATATGGATTATACGAGTTACCGCTTGTAACTTTACCAATGCTATTTAGAATTTCCTCTTTATAGCTCATTAAAACATCAACATAAAATTGTACCGTTATAATTCCGCTACTATCTTGCGATATGTCCCTAATAAAATAATATCTATCAAAATATGAAATATAAGCATAGTTAGCGTCAATAGGTATATTTTTGTTAAATGCAATAGCTGGATTTAGCACCTTATTAGCTGTCAATAATTTACCTGTTATTTTATCGCCAATAGCATTGAGTGTTTTATTAACTGTTCTATCATCTTGAGAAGTGCTATAAAATTGAATAGTCATTTATAAACCCCCTTAATAAAATAGGGGTAAAGGGCTTTTTATTTCCCTTTACCCCCTTTAATTTAACGCTTTATTTTATGCCACATAGAAAACAACAAAGTTTTCATTAGTATCATTAAAATATCCAGCGTCAAACTTGTAATAGTTATTGAAAAATTCTGCCTTTGCATTATAAGACGTGGTAACGCGCCTATCCGTGTTACATACGCCAAGCGCGTCTCTATCAAACATAACTGCCAAAATGCCCGTTGCGTTGATAGTAGTATCAGCGTCAATCTTTACGTTAATTGCACTAATATCTTCAAACTTGTAATTGCTACCGCTTGCTTGCCAATAAGGAACAACTTCATACTGCGGCAACTTAGTAAGCTCATTATGATATGTGTCAGACTGCAAATAAACATCACTTGCTTTTGCAAAATCAGCAAGCGTTACAAAGTGCAAATTTGCCTTATCCGTGAATCTATCCTTGCCACCTACATTATAAAGCGTGGAAATGCTACCCATTCTGTCAACGTATACGCCCATTACATAAGCGGCATAACGCACAAACTCCGGCTCAAAAATGGCTTCATTTGCCGCGATAGTTTTACTAAACTTTGCGTTATACATCTGAAGCAGATTTACACAACGGTTTGTAGAAGCAGTAGAATAGTCAACAGTATCGCCGCCAAAAGCAGTCTTATCAGCATTAAAGGTCTGTGCCGTCATAGCGTTAATAGTCCGCATAACAAGCGCGTCAATCTTGATAGTCATAGACTTGTCAACGGCATTATAAATCATAGAAATAAAGCCGTTAAGCTGTGCCGCATTGCTAAAGCTCTCTTTAACCTGTTTTTCAGTAAAGCTCATAGGTACTTCAAAAGTAACCTTAGAATTGAAAAACTTTGCAGAAACAACAGGCTTATAAAAAATATCCTGTTTGTACTCTTGCTTGTCAACAAGTTCCCAAGATTCATTCTCTGAAGCTTCTGGAATATCAGCAGAAATTTTTTCAAGAACACTTCCAAATTCCCAAGAATCCATAAGGACAGACGGAAGCTTACCGCTATAAGGGCGGTTTACAAAAATTACCTTGCCAATATGATTTACAAGACTTTTCACATAATTGTCAACACTTGCCGCGCTAAAAAGCTCTGTACCAACATCAACAACATTAGACAAGTCCTCTGCTACAAGGTCGGTCTTGCCAAGAATTTCATTAGTAACAGTGTTCATTAGCTCGTAAATCTGATTAACTTTCATAATAAATACACTCCCTTTAGTTATTCATAAAGACTATAAACGTGCCGCGCTAACACGCTGTTAGCGTCTACAAAGATTATATCATACAATAGATAATTTTGCAAGGCTTCAACGGATTTTTTATAATAGTTCATGTAGGATATACTATAACCGCTTTTTTCGCTTTCCGTTGTCTGCTTGCCTGTGTCTGTTCCCGTTAAATCTCTTGTGTCTGTCCCGTCATTGGTATTTTGCTCTTTATCAGCAAAAGTATTTATATCAAAAGCATTTACTTTATTTGTGTCGGTTTTATTACTTTTAATTGTTCCTTTATCCGTTGTAGTAAAATCTTTTTCTATAACTGTTTTATTTGTTTCACTATATCCAGCGTCAAAAGCTTTAGTTTGTGTTTGGTATAGCTTATATACAAGCGACCATTTTTCATAATACAGTGTATAGAGATAATTTGCAAGCGCGTTTATATTATCCTCTGTCAATATAGTATTATCGCCCAAAATAGATTGTACTAATTTGCTAATAGGTTTGCTTGTATATGCCGCCTTATATGCTAAATCCATTTGTGCGGGAGTAATAACATCACGCCACGGAAAAGGTTTAATTGTGTCAATCGCTATAAAAATTCCGCTATCGGGCAGAACGCTGTTTAATGTTGCCATTTTTATTAACCTCTTTTCTATATTCTGTTAAGATTAAATGTGCTATCAAACTATCCGCTTGAACCTGTCTAATTTTGGATAGTTCTTCAAGCGCGTACTGTTCTTCATGCGTTAGCATGATTGTAAACGGATTGAAATATTTGCTCATATTCTCCCCTCTAACTTTGCGACTTCATACCCATATGAAAGTCCGTCATTTTTGGCACGTTCTACAACGTCTTTTATTGGATATTGTACCGCACTTTTACCTTTAATCATGCCGCGCTTTAGTTCGCATTCTTTACAATAAGCTTTAGCATAATTGGCTTGAAAAATTTTGCCACAATCAAGACATACATTATTTACTTTCATTATCATCTACCCCGCTTTCCTGTTCCTCTGTGCCGCTTTCCTGTTCCTCTGTGCCGCTTTCCTGTTCCTCTGTGCCGCTTTCCTGTTCCGTCTGTGTTTCTACCTGTCCAGCGTTTTCCGCGCTTTCTGCGCCCTCTGTGCCGCTTTCCTGTTCCGTCTGTGCCGTCTGTTCAAAATCAGTTGCGCGCATTTTCCAGCTACTTGCAAACTCAACGCTAATATTTGTGCCAAACATTTCATTGATTTTTTCAAGTGCCTTTTTGCGACTGTTTAACATATCGTCAACAAGCGGGTAGAGATTGCCGCTATTCATTTCAACTTCACTTGTATTAAGGCGTTCACGCTTCATATTGAAATTAGAATTAAGTCCGATTTCATTGTACAAGCTTGCTTTCAAATATTGCTGGTATTCTATCAAGTCTTTAATGCCTTGCGCATTTTGCTGTACAGCATTAGCAGAAAAAGCACCAACAATATTTTTATCTGTAATTACACCTTGTTCGCCTTTGTAAAGGTTAGCTAAATAATCGCGTGCATTATCCGCCGTATTATCATCTTGCGCACACAAGATAAAAGACGCTCTCTTATTTACGTCATACAATAGCATAGAAATATCATTTTCATTCAAGAGCGTGCAATACCTATTAAAGAGCGGAAACAGACCACAAAACATGGTATCATTTGGCATTATAATACAGTCTTTATCAATGGTGAAATTTTTGCTAATATTTAGCGCTGGATTGCTAACCGTTGCGATAGTTGGCCTATAATAAACATCTTGTTCGCCACCTAAACCGCCGCTAAATACATACAATTCATTATTGACTTTTGCCCATATGCCAAAGCCACCAATTTGCAAAATCTTTTCAAGCTCAATCGCGGGAATGGAATCGGGTAAACCGTTATATTCAAACATTGCAAAAGAACGATTAAACATATAACGGATATAGTCTTTCACGTTGTGCGGTTTATCCAGATAATTATAAGGCTGATTTAATGTGTTTAAAATAAAGTTATCAATTTTACTCATTTGAAACTACCTCTTTTCCTTGCATATAAATCACAAGTTTATTTATTGCATTTGTGTTTTGGTTTAATGCTTCTTTCATGCTGTCCATTTCTTGTTTGTGCAATTCCGTTTGTTTATTCATTTGCCAAAACATTGCAATACAACAAGCGATAGGAAAACCAACAGTTGAAACAATTTGCGAAAATGTGGACACGTCCATAAATTAACCCCCTTTGCATAACTGCAAATAGTTGTGTATTGTGTTTCCTACTTCATTATTTTGGTAGTAAACACGCCCTGTATTATAAAACCATGATAAGCGCTCTAAACGCTTTATTTGTGGTCTTAATACATTTCTATTATAGTTTATTTTCGGATTATATTCAAGACTAAAAATTAAATCTGTGTCGGGATTTTTAATAGGTGTAGTCTTTTCATGTATAAAAGTAAAGGCAACATTGTCTTTTTGCACTACTTCACATTGATATATGTTTTCGTTAAATATGATAAAATAAGTGTATAGTATATCGGTCGGTTTATATTTTATAGGGCAATGTGGATATATGTCTAACTCCCATGCGCCGCTTGTTATCATGTGCAATTTTGGATTATCAAACGCAAAATAAAAGTTGTTATTTTTTGTTGTGGTATTATCTGCACAAAATTCAAGCGCAACGGTTAATTTACTATCACCATATGTATATAAATCTATTGTGCCCTGTTCCATGCTGTCAACGTGCTTCAAGCCCATTTCTTTAAAATAAGGACAAAATTTATTAACAGTATTACCGCACATAAATATTATAGCATTTTCGCGCAGTCTTATTATTGTACTTAAAGTATTCATAAATAATACAAACTCATCTTGCAAATATAGCCCTTTTGAAATAAACTCATCAAATAAAATAGTGTTCACAAGGGGAAAACTACTACCTTTATCGTGTTCCATTTCAGATAATGCAAAAGAATAAGCAAATAAATCGTTTTCAATATCATAAATAGGTCGCCCTTGTTCGTCATAATTACATAGATAAAATTTGCTTGCATAATAAAATATACCAGTATAAGCGCCTTTAGTGATTTTAGTAACTTCCCCATTTGCCACCAGATTTTTAAAATATTGTTGTGCTCTTTTTCCTGTTATATCCTCTTTCCAGCGTCTTATAATAGCAAGTTGCGACTTATTTTTTACAAACTGTTCAAGCCCATATTTTAGAACGGCATATGTTTTACCATTTGAGCGCTTGCCTATAATCATGTTATACACTGCCTTTTTAGCAAGTATTTTATTTAAAGAATAATATATAGGCTTATTAGTTGTTTTTGTCATACATCTTTAACCCCCTTAAATATATAACCTTGCATTAGTTGTTTTAAGAAATTACCATACTGTTTTGAAATGGAAAGAGTAAATTCACAATTTTCAAGGTATACACAACTGTTAGATATAACGTGCTCTGTATTGCCTAAATAATCAGTTATTAACGCTTCTTGTTCAATATCAATATAAGTGTGTGTCATTTTTCCAGTATGTTCCCCGTCAATAAATAACTCATCATTAAACATTTTAAATACTTTGCTATTATCATTATTACACTGTTCTAACATATATTGCAAACCATTTTGTTTGCTTAGTCCAGCAACAGTTAAATGTAATTTACCGTCTTGCTCAACTAAATACCTTTTTGCGCCTAACGTTTTAAAGCGTGTATAAATGCCCTCAAAATCCCAAACGCCTAAAGGCTTGCTAACGCCTTTAATAGTTTTAGGCGCTAATAAATCGGGATTTATTTTAGTTTGTTTGCACATTACATTTAATTTATTTGTAATACGTCTATTGTACCATTCAATAAAATCTTTATGCTTTTCATAATTCAAAAATTTTATGCTATCTGTATCGCTATATACATAATCGTCTTTAATGTTTAATATTCCTGTCCATAAATTAGCTCTTGCGTATGCTGTTACCCATACTCCCCATGGATAGAAAAGAAAACGTGATTTTGATTTATTATATTTATCTAAATCTTCAACGGCATTTGTTTTTTCTTTTGTCCATTCATTATCACTATAAATTGAATTATCTCGCACAATATCTGTAACACACATTCCATATACACTATTTAACATGCCTTTAGAAAGTAAATATTCTGTTTCTTTTCCTACCACGCCTTTTAAAGTTGTTTTCTTCCCGTATAATTCAATAATTGACTTTAACACGGGAATAGGTAAATAACCTTTTGCATACCTAATAATATTACCTACTTTACATTGTTTCCATTTATAAGATTGCTTTATAATTTTAAAATCAATATCCGTTAATGTAATATGTAACTCATCTGCACAATACACGCGCCCATTATTAACTATTGGATTTATTAAGCGTGTACATTTACTTTCACTAATATAGTTTTCAAATGCAATAGAACTTTCAATATTATAAAATACAGCGTCAAAAAGCAAGCAATAATGTGATAAATAAAAATTAAAATCTTTCTCTTTAGTTAGTGTTGTAATTTGTCCTGTACTCATTGGATACATTTCAGATAACATTACAGCCGGATAGCTTGATGTAAAATCAATACTTGCTACATTTTTAAGCATTTTACCGCTATAATTTGCATTAGCATGAGTAAAACCCCCCGCAAAAGCGCGTTTTAATTGCTCATATTCTTTCACGCTTGTTATTTGTAAATCGTTCATAGTTTGCCTATACCTTAAATAATGTCCTTTATTATCTTTTTTATGGTTTGTGCTGGTATGATAACAATTATTCCGAACAAACTTCCTAACTCTACCCGTATTTGTTAAAGGTATTTTTGTAATATCCTTATACAGTGCTATTTGCTCATTGATATAATAAAGCAATATTTCAACGTCATTATTACAATATGCTTTTTCTTCCTCTGTTAAAGGCGTTTTGCTGTTTCTAATTATTGTATAGTCTAAATCACCTACTAATTTTTGTATTTTATGACTTGTTAAATTTTCGGCTGTTTTTGCCAATGAATAACCGCTTAAAATATAGCTGTCCCTAAATTCTATACCAAAATCACAAAGCGCTTTTATTGGTTTTCTCTCATCAGTTGCAAATACATTCAACCAATTTAAATATTTGCGTATAAATTGAAATTCAAAGCCTAAATTATGAACATAGCAAACTAAACGTCTTGTTTCTGATAGATTAAAATATATTTGTAATTTCTTGCAAGTGTCTAAAAATTCTTCCCATGTTCTGCCTAAATAAATATGTTCTTTATCTTTTATGCCAAACTGCCAACAGTACATAAATGCAAATTTTTCACCATTATATAAAGTATTTGTTGTTTCAATGTCAAATGCACATTCTATATTAACATATTCAACTTTTTTATTTGTCCGTATTATATCCGCTTGAATATCTGTTATATTAAATGCGCTTATATCGTACATTGTAACACCTTATTAAATAGTAACATAAAGCTCTAACTCATCGTCAACGGCTGAACTACTTGCATTTTGCGCCGCTTCAATGACACTTTCATAGCCCATCATTTTAGCTATATTTTCCGCTATTTGTTCTTCATAGCCTTCTATTGCTGATAAATCGGTATTTTGCTCTTTAGCGTATTGATTTATACTTTCCCATATTCTGTGATAGCCAATAGCAGACGCTGTATTTTCTGTACTTCTAATATACTGTTCAATCATTCTTGCAATCTGGAAAAATTCTTTTGCATATTGATAGCTTTTTTCTGCCATGCCCGTATTTGCGGCAATAGAATTTAATAAACTTTTTGCACCTTTTACCGTACTTGAAATACTATTAGTAAATTGCCGCACTCTTGCAAGCTCTCTTTGTAGCGCATTAAAATCTTTGCCCTTTACGCTGAATTTTTCTCCCCCGCTCTCAATCCATTTTTTATAAGCGGGGGAATCATCAAACCCATGTTGCTCTAACCTTGCAAGCCTTTTATTTGCCATGCTTGCAAGCCGTGATACCTCTTTCTTTAGTTGCTTATATTGGCTCTCAATACCGCTTGTATCAACATTAACGGCACTTGTACCTAAAGCATTTACCGCACTATTTACGGCATTAGAAATAGAACTATTATCAACATCAATATTTAAATCACTATAAATAGCCATTGTTTAATACCCCCTAAATACATAATTTATAAACTGTTCCTGTTCGTGTTGCGTTTGACACATATCATAATAATAAAACAAATAACGTATATTATTAGCACGCCCATTTTCAAAAGCTGAAATATTTTTGATATTATTGCCCGTATTTCTGCAAAAGTCCGTTTGAGAAACTTTTAAAATATCATTCCGAAAACGTGCGCAACGTTCCCCCGTGTAATGTACCATTGTATCAATCTGTTTTCCAATAGATACCATTCTAAACCCCCATTTCATAAATAAAAGAGGGAACAGGGAATTTGCCCCGTTCCCTCTGTATTGTTAATGTTCCATGTGGAACATTACAAATCAATCCATGTTACACTGTATCTAATATCATTGCTGTTTTTGGTCGTGTAGGCATAAATGCTAAAACCAACTTTATTTGCATTTACAGCGCTGATAAACTCATCATCAAGCAACATCTGTTTACAAGTGTCTGTCATATGTTTAGGCAAATTAACCATGCCAAAATCAGATATAATAACAGGCGCATCACCGTACTTGCTCTTGTGATTGATGTATAAGCCCTTTACGGGATATACAATTCCTTTGCCGTCATTTTCAAAGATACTTGCAAGAGAATGATAGCTAAAATCCTTTGGAATTTGAAAATCAAACCTTACACCATGATTGTACTTGCTTGCAATACTCATAATAAATTAACCCTCTTTCTGTTCGTCATTTGCGGCGATTGCTTGCTCATTGTGTGCGCTCATATAATCGGTTAGCATAGTTACTAAATCGGCAACGGGTATTTCAAAATCAATCTTTCCCGCTTTATCAATGCTAATAACCTTTACTTCTTGCCAATCATCGCACCAATTAGCTTTATTGGCATAATGCTTTTTAGCAAGTGCAAGCGTAAATTTGCCACTTGCTATAGCCGTATGCAAATGATACACCTCATTTACCTTAACACACAATGTAATTTGCGACTGCGGAACTGATACTTTCATAATATACCTACTTTCTGCCCTGTTTTGGGCTGTTTAATTGTTATGCGCTTAAAGCGCTGGAATAGGGCTTTATTTTGCGTGTACTGCCCTTTAGAAAGCACGTTAATGATTTTATATTAGTGCCAATATAACCACTCTACAACGCCATATACAACGCCTATAATGGCAATGACAATAACAAGCGGCAAAATACAAGATAATTGATAAGCTGTCATATTATAAATCCTCTGTCCCTTTAAGCGTTAATTGACGTAAATCACTATCATAAGTTGCGTTTATACTACTAAATGTTGCTATAATCTCATCTTTCATATAGAAATGATAGAATGTTTGATTAAACAGCTCTTGCATTTGCACCTCTGTACAATACAGTTGTCCGCGATACTTCATGCCCTTATTATTAACAATGACTGATACACCAAAAATTTTTTCCATAAAATAGCACCTCTTTCAATTTTCTAAAGCGTTCTTGTGCAATAGGCTTTTGCCTATGCTTATATTAAACCACTTTTTACATCTAATGTCAATAGATTTTTCAAAATAATTTTCTGTCTAAATATAACAAGCTGTTATTACACGTCTTTTAATTTGTCTTATAATTACTCCCCTAATTGCTTCATTATTGCCCCCATAATTGCTTCATGTATGCCCCATTATTTGACGATAATACGCTAAATATTCCCCTATAATTACTCATGTAATTACTTCATTGTTTCTTTGTTACTACTCGTTTAATTACTCTGCGTATACGCCCCATATACTCCCCGTATAGTTAGCATACACTAACCTACAACGAAGCGTTGTTGAAAACGATTTCAATTAACAACCTATGGTTGGTTAGGGATAACTAAC